TGTTTATTCAAAATCCACTTCAATTTGCTTCTTATCCACGATTGTTACTCACGCGCGGTGCAATCAAGAAGGCCACTCCATCAGGCGATACACTTCTTGGGGTTTTGGATCAATATAATTTTGCCATCGCGCTCAAACCAGATACAAATGATATGATTATTTCCGTTCTCAACAAGGATAAACAAATGGAGGCGGTTATTTTACCCAATATTCCAATTCAAGAACCATTCCGTTTAACGGCCGTCGTGATGGAGAAGGCACTCGAGGTTTATTTGAATGGCCATTTGGTGAAAACATCGATGTTCCATGCTTCCCCAATGGATGTAAAAGGAAGTATTTATCCAGCATCGAATAACGAGGCAAATATTGCAAGATATCGTAATTTAAAAGTATGGTCGCGAATCTTGACCACCCCTGAGATTCGTGATTCAACCCCACCTCTTAGCACTGCAGAGGAAATGGGAGCAGGACCCATGCCTGGTTCTTCTTCCTGTCCCCTGCCTACTTCTTCACCATAAAATAAGTAAGTAGTTAGTAATAGAGATATGCCTGAAACACCCATCTTAATCGTAATTGGAATCATAATTTCAATAACGATCTACATTATTGTGTATCATATTTATCCGAGTGATGGAAATAAAGAATTAGTGTCCGATATGACGCCCTTAAAGAAAAAAAAGAACATTATGATGCCTGACCGTGTCCAAACGGAACTATTGGGATCATCAGGTTCAACCGTTATGGGTTTTTTCTATTTAAATCAGGGTGACAAGACGGCAAGAATAACACATCATGAAGAGTATATTCCACTTCTTCAAGTGGAAAATAACTGGCATTTTGAGGTTGTTCTATCAGGAAAAGATAAACAGGGATATAGCGCTCGTTTACGTATCAAAACACAACAAGCAGGGCAAATTAAAACGGAAACCATAACATTGCCTACCATTCCAAGGCAGAAATGGGTCTATCTCGCGATTCTTCGCGAGGGTAGACGATTTGATGTGATGTATGATAATCGTATTGTAGCATCTCAGCGTTTAGAATATTATCCGGTGGTGATTGCTAGTCCATTATCTGTAGGAAACGAAGGACTGAATGGAACGGTTATTCATGTAAAAACCAATTCTCGTCGATTATCACCCTCGGAAGTCGATCACGAAAGAACTGCGCATGTAGATACCAATGGAATGGTCGTGGATATGAAATGGAACCCTTTACATCAATTAAATGCTCCTGAATTTCCTATCTTTAATATTACGGCAAAATGCCTACCCGGATTACCATGTGATCCAGTTACAAAACCACCCACAAAACGTTTATATGAATGGAAGTCACTCTATGCTTGATGGGACATATCCAAATAGAATATCCTCGCAATTGACAGAAGAATGAATAATCAGACGAATAATTCATCGCCTGTGGCTCGGCTGATACCTTATGTAATTTTCTTTACAGGTTTACTTGGTATCTATTATTTGTATCAGTATCTATTTGGACCCTCCACCGCAAATCAGTTTGATTTATTGACTGGAAATAAACCAGCCGATGTGGAGCCCTCAAAACCCATTGTGATCAGTTCAGATAAGTTGCCTATGATCTATGAGGGTGGTGAATTTACAGTGTCAACGTGGATTTATATATCGAATTGGAATCATCGCGCCGGTCGCAATAAGTCCATCTTTCGCATGGGAGGACCCAACTTTGATACCATTCGAATCTACTTGGGAGGCCGTCGTCCAAAACTCCATGTTCGCATCCAGACAAAGGAGGTGAATTCGTCTGTTAATACGGTGCCAACAAACACGAATCAAGCCCCAGAAGAGTCACTTACGGTTACCACATTGAAGACCACATTTGAGAGTTTACAGACAGATTCCGGATTATTAGATTCATCTCCCATGTGTGATCTGCCAGAATTGGATCTTCAGCGTTGGGTAAATATTACTGTAGCAGTCAATGGACGCACAGCGGATGTATACATGGACGGTAAATTGGCCCGTTCATGTGTATTACCCTCCTTCTACAAGGTGGATGCAGGTGGTTACTCTGCTTATTTGTTATCTTATGGTGGATTTGGTGGATTTATTGCTTCTACCTCCATGTATGATGCTGCATTAAATCCAGAGGCTGTCTATCGAAGTTATATTGCCGGCCCAGAACCCATTCGTACACTGGGTGATTGGTTCCGCTCTATCTTTAAAATTGGAGTAAATATATCAGTAGACTCCAAATAAATACTATAATATGATAAATAGGAATGTCTGATACTAGTCTTTTTAATGGTCCCAAAAACAATACGGCGTCGTCCAATTCATCAAAGGGATTAACCCAACAGGCATTGTATGGTATTGCTATGGTATTTGTGGTCTACATCATTCTATTTACGGTAGAATTGATTTATACCTATTTGAACCGGTTAAGTATGAATCGCACCGTTTTACTGCCTTTTACCTATAATATGGACGATAAATCCATCACTATTTCACAGAATCCAAATGTTCCCCGTTCGAAACCGACTGCATTATCAAATAATGAGAAAACGGGTGTTGAATTTAGTTATTCTTTTTATCTGTATGTTCATCCTTCTACATTCCGTCAAGAATATGGACTTCTTCATATGTTCCATAAGGGTTATGCACAACCCTTTCCATTGATGGGTCCTGGTGTATTTATGAGATCCGATACAAATACACTTCGTGTATATATGAATACATTTAAGGGATGGAATCAATATGTTGAGGTTCAAAATATCCCCGTTTCAAAATGGGCTCATATCACTATTGTTTGTCAGAATCATGCCCTTGAGATCTATGTAAATGGCAATTTATCTCGTAAGATGGCATTTGATGGGTTTGCGCCTTATCAGAACTATCAGGATATTGTTTGTTTCAGTCAGCGCAGATTATCATTAAAGAAAGATAAGGTTACGTCCGTGGATGACAATGGATTTGATATGTTTGGTGCGATGAAGGGTATGATGAGTCGCTTAACCTATTTTAACTATGCTTTAACCTATGGAGAGATCCAAGTATTAATGAATGAAGGACCATCTTCCGAAATGGATTCGTCCTTGATGAATGATGTTCCTCCCTATTTGGCGGATACATGGTGGTCAAGTTCCTTCTAAGTCTTTGATTATAACTACTATCCCTTCTAAAAATATATATCTGTAAGCGTTGTAAAGCATACAGATATTTATTATGGATCAATAGCAATGCCAGGTGGTGGTCTGTTTGCATTAGTAGCCTACGGAGCACAAAATACGTTATTAAGTGGAAATCCTGATTTTACCTACTTTTATAAGACCTATAAGAAATATTCCCACTTTTCGGAAGAGTCTGTATCCTTTGCAGTAGATGGTCCACAGGATCTGTCGTATGACCAGCCGATCCAGATTCGCTGTAAAATCCAGCGAATTGCTGAATTGGTTCGTGATATGTATTTCACCTTTCAGTTACCCGATATTTACTGTAAGTATATTTCCCTACCACAAGGTTCACGAACTTCGCAATACAATTTCGCATGGGTCAATTACATTGGATGTCATATGATACAGAGTGTTGGATGCTACATTGGTGGTCAGCGAATTCAAGAGTTTGATGGAGCCTATTTGATTGCAAAAGCGCAATGTGATTTGGACGATATTGCATTTAAGAAATGGGAACGCCTCGTTGGAAATACTCCTGAATTAAATGATCCTGCTAATGGAATGTATGGTGGTGGATCCACAGGTAAGGGATACCCATTGGTGTATAATAATAACGGGCCTACGGGATCAACCACAAATCCTCCGAATGTAAATCGTCCCTCCATCTCAGGTCGTCGAATCCAAGTTCCATTGCCTTTTTGGTTTTCTGAATCGACCTATGAATCACTCCCTTTGGTGGCCTTACAGTATCATGAATGTGAGATTCGAATCACATTGAGACCGATTCGTGAATTGTATCGTATCTTGGATCGAAATGGAAATATGGTTGCACCTGGATACGAATACAATGAATCTCCTATCCCTCTCCAGCCACAAAATTCCTATTATACGTCGGTTTCTGATATTTCAGATATTACAATCAATCAGTTTTTAACGGATATTGGAACACCCGCTCCATTATTGAATACATGGCCATTACAGCCTCAGATTCAAATGACGTATGTCTATTTGACAGACGAAGAGCGAACACAATTCTCATCCGAGCCTCTTCAGTATTTGATTCGTCAGGTGACGCGCTATGAGATACAGTCTGTGATTCAAAGACAATTAACGCAATTAGATACTCATAATCCGATTGAACGTTTATTAATTTTACCGCGTCGTTCGGATTCGATCATTCAGCGAAATGAATTGATGAATTTAACCAATTGGGTGAACCCCTCTAAACCCCCCTATTTGGCCACACAGGGTGGATGGACGCCTTATACAAATCTGTATGCATCATCGGGTCGATTGGTATTAAATGCGCAACGTTCAATTCTTCGAGGATTAACCATTTTAGGGGATGGAAATCCATTGCAAGA